GTTACTGGTAATTATCAAGCTGTTGATGGTTATCATATTTACCTCGGAACTGGGAATGATTTAGATATCTACCATGATGGAACGCAAAGCATAATTGAAACTCTTTCTTCTGCTACTAAACCTTTACATATAAAAGGTGATCCAATTCACTTCTATAAGACAGGTGGTTCAGAATTATTCTGTAAGATGGTTGCTGACGGAGCCGTAGAACTCTATTACGATAACAGTAAGAAGTTTTTCACCACAGGAGACGGGGTACAAGCAATATCTACAGCTGCCTACCAACTAGAACTAAAACGATCTGGTAGTGCAACCCAACAAGCGGGTATTAAATTTATAGATGGAGGTGATGCTACAGGTCGAATTATTGGTTACAGCGGTCATGTGCAAATCGGTGTTAGTCCTAGCAGTAATAGCTATGAAGATGCCCTTATGTGTAACGCTAATGGCGGAGTAGAACTCTATTATGACAACGTAAAACATTTTGAAACCAATTCAGGTGGTGCCAAAGTAAATGACAATAAATATGTTGGATTTGGAAATGGAAATGATCTTCAAATCTCGCATGATGGAACTCATAGCTACCTCACTAATACGACTGGTGAATTAGTAATCACAGATACTAGCGTTATTAGATGCATTACTGATGATTTCAGGATGTATAAGGGCGATGGCGGTGAAATGATGTTTAGAGCACAAGGAGATGCTGGTATTGATCTTAGATATGATAATTCCGTCAAGCTTGAATCCAAATCACATGGTGTAGAAGTTACTGGACGTTTATCAGTTAATGCAACAAGTCAATTAGTCAATGAAAGTGCTATAACAGCAACTTCTGGTGGAAATACAGCTTGTTTCCGAGCTACAGGTTCTATTAATCATCTCCCATTAATGACTTGGAATAATGGTACTTCAGGAAATAGATCACAAATACAGTTTGCAGATGGTAGTAGCTATACATCCCGTGGATCAATTACAACTAACGGATCTAATGTTACATATGGTGGAACATCTGACTACAGACTAAAGCAAGATGATGTCTTAATAACTGATGGTATTACTAAAGTAAAAGCTTTAAAACCTAAAAGGTTTAAATGGAAAGATAATTTAAGTATAGGTATATGTGATGGTTTCTTTGCTCATGAAGTACAAGAAACTGCACCTACATCTGGAGCAACGATTGGTGCAAAAGATGCAGTAGATTCTGATGGTAATCCTGTTTATCAAACAGTCGACCAAGCTAAATTAGTACCTTTACTAACTGCAGCGTTACAAGAAGCAATATCCAAAATAGAAACCTTAGAAACAAAAGTCGCTGCCTTAGAATCAAGCTAAGGTAGCCAAATTTACAAACACAATTTATTATTTAAAAAAACTAAAATGGCAACAAAAACTTGGCAAGTCAACACCATGCAGCGTGAATTAGCTGATGGTTATGTAAATAAAGTTATCTATCGTGTGAATGGCGAAGACGGTACATACAAATTCAGAGCTACTGGTGAAGTAGATCTTCCTAAGCCTGACACTCTTGTACCTTATGCTGACCTTACAGAGTCTACTGTACTAGGTTGGGTTAAGGCTAAACTAGATGCTGATAAAGCTGGTACTGTAGCTGCTATTGAAGCTGCTGTAGAAGACGGTGTAAACCAACAGAAAACCCCAACAACAGGTGTTGGCAAACCTTGGAGCTAGGATAAACATTCCTACTTCTCCTAAACCTCTACCTCCTATGCAAATCGAGTTTAAGCCACCCGAAGCTCGTATTCCAGGTTATACCCCTATGGTGATCCCTCCGAACAATCTGGAGGCTCCTGAAGGGGTAGAGGCAGAGGCTAAAGAAGAAGTACCAACTGCTCCTAGCGTACAGTTACCTGTATTAGACATACAGATGCCGTTACCTACTGCTGAAGTAGTAGCAACTGCTACCTATGCAGCTGTGGCAGCTGTAGCAACCACCACCCTAGCTACACCTCTCTTCGATCAAATAAAGAAGAAACTACAGAAATTCCTACAAGGTAAAATTGATAAATGGAAGCAACAGCGAAAGAAGAAAAAGGATTCTTCGGAAAATTAAAAGATGCCGCAGAAGACCAAGAACACCAAATACAAATCTTAGGTACATTTGTTAGACTTGGTGTTGTGGTTTGGAGTGGCTTTATTATTACATTGAACTATGTAGAAATACCTATGATCAAGAAAAGCCCAGGTGGAGATATAACTTTCCCTGCCAGTATCTTTACTGGAGCCTTAGCAACTTTCGGATTGACTACTGGTAACGGTAATAATAGTAAGAAGGACAAACCAAAGACATGAAGAAATGGCTAGTACTCTTATTACTGGCATCACCCACGGTAGCGAGAGCAGAATTAGTGACCCCAAACTTCACCCAGGGGTCGATGAACAGTACGACAACAACGACTCAAGAAATCGTCGAGGAAATAACGACAACAACTTATGGGTCTGCATTAAACAAATGGACTGGGGAAAACATAACCCATACATCAGCCTCATCAGGAGGTATAGCCGACTCAGATTCAATATTCACTTTACACACAGCTGGAGATCCCTTCGAGCTAGAAATAGTAACAAGAGCAGCCAGTCAGGTACTGTCAGTAACAGAAATAGAAAGAGAAATCGACACTACTTCTACTACGGTATCCTTATCAGTCTTCTCTCAATAGCTCCTGCTAAAGCTGAAGGAGATAGGAATGTATCTAATCCAGTTGCAGCTGCGACAGGTAATGTAACGAATCAGGCAGTGCAATTCCAGAATAATGGAGCACCGTCTAGACAGCATTATGGACCTAACATCTCCTGTAATGGATCTACAATGACATTCTCTCCATTCTATATGGGAAATCATACTAAACCATGGGATATAGATGAAGATGGAATGAACCCTTCTAGCTACACTCTAGGAGAAAACTGGGGTGCCCAACTTAACTTTATGGTACCTTTAGATCGTGAAGGTCTAAATAGGTGTCGTAGTATAGCAGCTAGACAAGAAGAAAAAATGAGATTAGATTATGAATTAGTTAGAGTCTTAAAGTGTGCAGAATTGCAACAGAAAGGATTTATGCTACTTCCTAACTCTGATGTTGGTCACATGTGTAGTGATGTCATTCCTATTAAAACATGGGAGAAAGCTAAAGCTAAAGTATTAAAATGTAATACACCACCTAAACCATGGTTCAAGCCGTGGAGTAAACCTAAAGAAACATGTAACATGAGTTCACTAACTCTACAAAGAGGAGATACTACTCCTAACCTAGATGGTCCTAATGACCTGAAACCTGAAGCTAAAACTTCACGTATTATTGAAAACGAAGCTGCTAACAAGCCAGCACCTAAGAAAACATCCAAAAAAACCACTGAAGAATAATGATCCTAATTATCAAGCCCATCCTTTTCGCCTTCTTGAAATCAGATGCAGTTAAGAAGCTAGTAATAGATTTACTAGAAGCTTATGTTGCTAGAACTGATAATAAATTAGATGACCAAGCATTAGAAATTGTTAAAAAGAAACTACTAAGCTAATGGCTACAACTTACAATGAGGATGGTTCAACAACCAAATCCATAAGAGAAAGACAAGAGGCTAAAAAGAAAAATGGCTAAAGCCAAAGAAGAGAAGTTTGATGAACTTCATAACCTTGTCACTAACGAATTCCTTAAGAGGGTTCGTAGTGGCGAGGCTACTACCCAAGATTTAAAAGCAGCGTGTGATTGGTTAAAGACTAACGATGTTACTGGTGTTGCCCTTGAGGGTAGTTCATTAGAGAAGTTATCTGCCATCATACCTAAAGTAGACCCTGAACTCGTACAACATAGACTCTATGGCAGAACTAGGCAAAACAGCTAGGCATTATCGTAAGAATAAAGCCTCAAGAGCTAAACACGTTAAAGACAATAGTCCTGGCGGTAAGTATGCCCATAGCAAAGCATACAAACGAGCACACGGTAGAGCCAGGAATGATCTAAAAATAAGAAAAGGTTCCTCTATGGATGCGTCTAAACAACCAGACGGTTCGTATAAAGCAGAGAGTCGTAAGACGAATAGAGGACGAGGAGGAGCACAGAAGAGGTAACTATGTTGCTAAAAATTAGAGAAGAAGATAGAAAAGAAGGCACTATAGGTAAAGAAACTGCTGCTAATATTGGTAATTTTTTAAAAGACCAATATGAACGAATACCTGAAGATAAAAGACAAGGATTTGAACAAGGCGTATCTGAAGCTGCTACTGGTATACAAGAGTGGAATAAACAGTTAAGAGAAAAAAACTATCATGGTGGGATAGGTCCATTAGATCCTTTTATAGCAGCTGGTAAAGCTTATAATTTTGTAGCTGAACCTATTAAAAAAGAACTAAGTATTCAGACTGGATTAGCTCCTGAGTGGATTGAAGCAGGTGAAGTAGCAGCAGATTTTTTACTTCCAGCTATACCTTTAACGGCAGCATCAAAAGGTAAAAAACTAAAGAAAGCTGTAGATTATACTAGTGCTTTAACTGTTTTAGATGATACCACTTTACTTAATAATAAGATAAGAAAAATTCTAGCTACAAACAGTCAAATGAGTTATGGGCAAGCTAGAGAACTTGCTTTACTTGAGCTTAAAGGAGTTCATCCTACAAGAAAACTGTATCGAGATAAACCTGATAGAGGTGGTTTAATGGATGGTGCTCCTATAGACGAACAAAGTATGTGGGACGCACAGCAACGTCAATTACTTATAAAAAAACAACCTCCAATACCAAAGTTTGGTCAGACTTTTGTACCTCCTAATCCAACTGAAATACATAAAGTTACTCAAAGATTACTTAATGAAAATGTACTTTATGGTAAAGAAAGGAGATTCAATTATAATGCATTTAAAGGATTATATACTGGTAAGAGTGGTTCTAAGAAGGCAAGACAATTAGAAATACTTATGCAGACTACGCCTCACTCTAAAATACCTAATTGGAATACACATAGACAAGGGCTTGTAGATGTATTTGAAAGTCTTTATGGTGATGTTATGTCTTTAAAAGGAATAACTCGTTCAAGAATTCATATAGATCATTTGGTAACATTACGATCTACTATGCCTATATATGATGATGTAGCATTTGGTAGTCCTCTTTGGAATCAAATTCAAGAAACTTTATTAAATAGTAAAAAAAACTATAAACCTGGTAATACGCTAGATAATCTAAATGCATTAGATCCAGGGAGTCATACAGTAAAAACTAATTTCTTTAATGATAGACTTGGTAAAGATGGTGAGTTATTTTTTACTAAAAAAAGAATAGCATACATGAAAAAAAGTGATGCAAATAGAATAGAAGTATTAAATGATTTCATTAAAATACAAGATGAAGGTACAGAAATTTTAAATGAAGCTACACAAGTATGGGAAACTATTTATAAACCAGGAACAGAGTTACCTCAACAAATAGTTAAAAAATTAGCTAAAATTCCTGTAGGTAAGTATTCTCATCCTGAATTAAAAAATCTTGATGAATTGAAAAGGATCGTTGATGATATTGTTGTAGCTGAAGGAGATAGAGCTATAAAAAATATAAACAAAGGTTATAAACTGTTATCTGATAGAATTAAAGATCCTAACTTAAAAATGAGAGTAAAACCACCTACTACACTAGAAAAAAAATTAGAAAAACTAGGTAAACCAGAAGGTATTACTAAAGATACAGCTCAAACAAATTTATTTGGACAAATAGATGATATACTACGTGATTAATGAATAACGTATTACTAGCTTTAAAAGACGACTTTAAGCTGTTCCTACAAGCTCTGTGGGAACAGTTAGACCTTCCATCTCCTACAAGAGCACAGTACTCTATCGCAGACTACTTACAACATGGACCAAAAAGATTACAGATCCAAGCCTTT